CAAAGATGTTAAGAAATCGGTCGTTGGAATGGCTGGCGAAATCTCAAACGCATTTTCAAACGATGATTTTGGTTTGAGTGGAACACCTACCATTGCCAAGAATATTGAAGCAAGTTTGGCTATGCCAAGCGCTCAGATTGAGGCTAAAGACAGTCAAACCGTGTCTGAGATAGCGATTCTGAGAGCAAGTATGGAGAAGATCCTTACTGCTATCCTTGAAAAGCCGTCAGATACTTACCTGGACGCCGATAAAATTTCAATGAGCGTCTACCAACGCCAAGGTGCGATTTATGCTAGGGAGGGAATTTAATGGAATACATGATTATCAATGGTTTCGATACTTCAACCATTCCTAAATGTGTGGTGACCGACTTTGGCGAGGTAGAGGCTGCTAAACCTAAAGTTTCAGAAACAGCTACCCTGTTTGGGGTTAATGGGAATTACCGTGTCTTGGATGGTGCTTATGAGAGTTATGAACGAACATTTGCATTTTACCTTCCAAGGACGGTAGATCCGTCTAAAATCGTTGAGAGATTCCAACCAAATGACAATACGCTAGAATTTAGCTATCAGCTAGGCTCTTTATTTTATGCTGACTTCGTCAGTGCCAAATACAAACCTCAAGGTATGCACGGCTGGAAGCTTGAAATTAAGTTGAGTATGCAACCGTTCCGCTATCAGAAAAATGTTGCTCCTCTTATCTTTACCGCAAGCGGTAATGTCAACAATCCAGGCTCTGTCTATAGCGAGCCTGTGATTGAGATTGAAGGGGATGGAGACATTTCTTTGACTATCGGACGGACAACTATGCACTTGACCATTAGACGAAAAGTGACCATTGACTGTAGACATAAGAAACAAAATATCTACAATGCAGATGGTGCGGTGCAAAATACTTTACGTAAACGTGGAGGCTTCTTTGAGTTGGCAGTTGGTAATAACGGTCTGGTCTTTACTGGTTCGGTCCGTAAGGTCACAGTTCGGCCGAATTGGAGGTATATCTTATGATTTATCTTACTGAAGGCAATATGCCTTTAAATGAGGCCTACAATGACGAAATCGTCCAGGAACGTAACAATACCTATCAACTGACCTTTCGTTTTCCTACATCGGATCCCAAGTGGGAATTGCTGAAAGAGGAAACCTTTTTGACAGCTGATGACTTGCATGGTGAGCAGGATTTTTATATTTTTGAGGTTGAAAAGCAACAAGGATATATCCAAGTCTATGCCAATCAGGTTATCAGTCTGTTAAATAACTACATCGTCAGCTCTATCGATGTGGATCGTGTCAGTGGGACGAGGGTATTAAGCGCATTGGCTGGTAGTATTACCAGAACCAATCCCTTTTCTTTCTTTTCGGACATTGATGATAGACATACGCTCAACATCAAGGACAAGAATGCTATGGAGGTTTTGGCCAAAGACAAGCACTCTATCCTTGGTCAATGGGGCGGAGATATGGTGCGAAATGGCTATAACTTACGTTTGCTGAAAAATGGCGGTTCTGAAAATGAATCGCTTTTTATGTACAAGAAAAACCTATCTAGCTATCAGCATAAGACCTCAACCAAGTCTTTGAAAACTCGGATAACCTTTAAAACGACTGTCAAAGGAGAGGGAGAAAAGGCGCCTGATGTTAATTATGTAGTGGTGATTGATAGTCCCTTGCTTGGGAAATACAGCCAAATTTATGAAGCAGTTGTTGAGGTCAATGATCAGAATGTCAAAGACCAAGCTAGTTTGATTGAATACGGTAAGCAGTATTTTCGGACAAGTATGTGCGACATGTTGGAAGATAACCTTGAAATATCGGTTGTCGGCCAGAGTGATGTAGCGGTTCGGATGTTCGATGTGGTCAGCATCTACCATGAGTGGTATGGTCTTGATGTTCGTAAAAAAATCACGAAATACACCTATTCTCCAATGGCAAAACGCCTGAAATCAATTGGTTTTGGGACATTCCAATCCAGTCTTGCGAATGCGATAGGTGGGATTGTAAATGATGCCGTTTTGAATGAAAGTCGAAATCTACATAAGATTTTTGAAGAACGTTTGAAAAAGGAAATCGCAAACGCTGACCGTGCGTTTGACGCTGAATTTGCCAAGCGTGAGAAAGCTATCACGGACGCCATTGAGCAGTACAAGGCTAAGGCCGAAGAAATGGGAGCCAAGATCCACGAAGAAATGGAGAAAGAGCGCCCTGAGTTCGTGAAGCGCATCCGTGAGGAACTCATGAGTGGTGCGGACTCTATCGCTGAACTCAGTAAGAAATTAGAGCAGGTTAGCGAAACTGCAAGGGTCAATGCTAGTTTGATTGGTGGTGACGGTACTACCCAGTACAACAAGAACCGCTTAAATGGTGGCACGGCTAAGAAAATTAGCTATGGAACGGATTTTGTGGAAGTAGGGCATAACGGAGAGGGCTTTGAACTTGGTAAGACTTACGTCATCAGCTGGTCAGCAACCTGTACACCTTACGGGCGTGTGGATGTGACTATGGTGGTGAATAAGCCTACATTTTACGGTGGACACGTCCATTTAGCGCCTGCTAATTCGGTCATGCCAGCGATTGAGAAAGACCTTGTCCAGAAAGAGGAGCAGGTCTTAGCAGTCTATTACGGTGCCTATCGTCTGACATTTTCAGGGGACTGGTATCAGAACGTAGAACAGTCTGTGACGATTGACAATCAGACAAGACGGATTGAACTAACGCCAGTCTACAAGACGGTAGCTGACGGACAAAATGCTAGATATGACGGAAGTTGGAACGAGAGTCCAACTTTTATTTTTGACGGAGGTAGAACATGACAGAGACAATCCCGATAAGGGTTCAACATAAGCGCATGTCAGCGAGTGATTGGGCAAGTAGCGCTTTAGTCTTACTTGATGGCGAACTAGGTGTTGAGAGTGACACAGGAAAGGTCAAGGTCGGTAATGGCCGTGACCGTTTCTCAGCTTTGCAATATCTAACAGGACCAAAGGGCGACCGTGGAGAACGTGGCGAGACAGGACCGCAAGGAGCAGACGGTGTCATGCGATTTGAGAACCTGACAAGCCAGCAGAGAGAGGGCTTACGTGGCGAGAATGGCCACAGCTTGAATGCGAACGTACGTATCGAGGGAAGTTACAGAAACGGTGCGACCAGCCAGTTGAATTTGATCGCGGATGTCTACTATGACGGAACACGGTTAACTAGTGGCTATACTGTTGATTATTACTACCGTGGTTTTGGGAACAATAACTGGCAAAGCTTGCTGAGCCAAACGCCTGATTCAAATGGAAAGTTTGGCCAGTGGAATGCTTCTCAGCGTTCAGGAGGCTGGCTTGAGGTTTACATCGTTGTAACGTACAACAGCATTAAAGCAGCTGCTAGCACACGGCTAGACAATGTTAGCGACGGGGCAACAGGTCCAGCAGGACCAGCAGGAGCTAGAGGAGCAGATGGAGCGCCTGGCCAAAACATCATCAATCAGAACGGTGGGCAACCAATGAAATATTGGTCTGGTACAAGGTCTCAATATGACGCGATTGCCAACAAAGATAGTAATACTATCTATGATATCTACAGTAGTACGTAGGAGGTAGTATGGCTAGAGAAGGAATTTATGTGGGTGGTAAGGAAGTTGTTCAGCGTTATGTAGGAACTCAGTTAGTTTGGGAGAAAAGAATACGAGTTTTAGAACTTTTTGGCAAAAGAGTCCTTACTTCTCCGGTTTTTGGCGAGAATGCATTATATATTTATGATTATAATTTCGGTTTTCGTGCAAATTCGATTGACCAAATTTCTTACATCGGTAAAGACGAATCAAACGTGATTGCAGTTGTGTTAAAAAGAAGTTTTGACGATACTCACGTTAAAGCTATTTTTAAAAATACTCAAGACTTTGAGAAAGCCAAGAGGGAATTTAATTCGTCAAATGGAGATCTTTATATGAGCTTTTACTCAACATGGAGGTAACACATGGATATTACCATTCAAAACGTTCGTTCGCCTGCTTTGGAGCATAACGGACGGTATTACAAAGTCTTTCAACCACGGACACGAGATGAACTGCTGAAGCTTCATCATATGGGCTGTGTGGGTGACACAGTGCTGACGGATATCCAACTGGAGCAGGGAGATTTCCCTACTAGCTTCGTGGAGCCTACTGTCACGCAACGTACTTTGTCAGGTCTCTTCAAGGATATGCGTTCTATTGAACTGGAATTGAGAGACCCAAATAGCACTCTCTGGGGCAAAATCCAGCAGAATAATCAAGGGGCGCTGACCCAGTTCTTTGATACAAATGTCAAAAGTGCCATCGCTCAGACGGCCAAAGAAATTAGGCAGGAAGTGCGAGATGCTGCTAACAGTGCTAGGGTTCAAGTTACGCCTGAAGGAGTGACCATCGGCTCTACTACTTTGACTGGCGAGCAGTTAGCCTCTACCATTTCCGCAAGTCCTAGAGGGGTGGATATCATCGCTCCACGGGTTCGAGTGAAATCCGACATGATTGTTGATGGTGCGGTGACTGCTGGGAAGTTAGCAGCTGGGTCTGTGACTGCAGATACGATTAAAGCAGGTGCCATCACAGGCGATAAAATCAGCGTAGATGATGCCTTAATCAAGAATCTGACAGCTAGAGATGCCTTGATTGACAAGCTGACATCTAAGGAAATCTTCACAACTAAAATTGAATCTGTCGTATCTAGCTCAACCTTCTTACAAGCCTATCAAGGCGAAATTGGAGGTTTCACCTTGGGTCAGTTTGACAATGGAGGTGGACGCTGGATTTCTGGTGTTAATCAATTCTCAGTTGGTATGGGGAATGGAGCAGGTGGCGGTACTAAGACAGCTTTCTGGGCCAATTGGGGCAATAACTGGAACCAAGCAGGACCGAACTCTTGGCATGTGGACACAGATGGGCAGATGTATTGTAAGAATACAGTTAGCTTTTATGGGAAAGTTGACTTTTCTGGCTCTACAAACGTTAATTTCTACAGCAAGATTAATGCTGCCAAAGGTATCTGGACAGGAAATGCAGATGTTTATGGTGCTGGGTCAAATCCAGCTGGAGGAGAGAATGCTGTCGTCTGGTGGAATCAAATCACTACATCCAAATGGAGAGGTTATGCTGGTATTACTTCGAGTTCAGATAGACGCTTGAAAGAAAATATTAAAGAGAGTCCAGTTAATGCCTTGGATAAAATCCAAGCATTGAACATGGTCTCTTTTGATTTCATCGAGAGCCAGAAGCATGAAGAGGTTGGTTTGATTGCGCAGGAAGTACAGAAGGTAGTACCTGAAGCAATTGAAATAGATGAAACAACATCTTATCTGTCTATCAACTTTTCAAAATTCGTACCCTACTTGCTGAAGGCTGTCCAAGAACTAGACCAGAAAATCAAAGAAATGGAGAAACTACATGGATAATCACATAATCGACAAGCTAGTCGCTGAGTCGCTCGCTAATCGCTTGAGAGAAGGTGAATTGAATAGTGCGCATTTAGAAGCGCACTATACGCTGGCTTTGGCTGAATTGCAAGCCTTTAAAGCTGTACTGGAATATGACCCAGCGCTTAAAGAACTGTTCGAAGAAACACAAGCAAAAATGAAAGGAACTAACTAATGACTTACAAATTAACAGGAAGCCCAACCTTAAAAGGGGAAAAGAATGTCACAATCGTAACGATTGAGAAAGAAGAACCTGGACGCTACAGCTATGAGCGTGTTGAATTGCCAGGCAACCGCACAAATGATAATGAAGAGGTGCTGATTCAAGCAGTGCTGGACCATATCCGTACTGAGCTGGATCCAACAAGCGCCATTGTACAAGCGCAGGCTAAATTAGAGCAGACTCTGGCTAAATTGGAACAAGCTGAGCAGAAAGTAGCTCAAGCTCAAGCCAATCTTGAACAAACCCAAGAGAAATTGAGCCAAGCAGAAGCGAAGCAAAACGACCTTGAAGCACTTGCGAATCGCATTACTAAGGTGGTACGAGTGATGGCTCAAGATTCAATTATGGGTGAAAAAGTCTCTTATGGCACGACCTATAAAGAAATGGTTGAACTCTTCCCACTTGCTGAAGTTGGTAAAGTTTATGAGCCAGGTTCAATCTTTGCGGTTGAAGACCCTAACCACACTGAAGTCTATGGAGAAGGTAAGCGCATCTTGATTCAAACCAATCAGTCATTTACTTATCAAGGAGAAACCCTTGCTCAACTTGAAGGAACACCTTACCAGAATGGCGTTCTAGCAACTTGGAAGTTTAATGCACCGAAAGCACCAAATGAGCCTACGACTGTCGCACCAGCAGCTGCAGTTTCTACGACAGCTACCGTAACTCCAACAATAACGGAACCTTCTGCTACAACAGTTACACCTAACTAATAATGGAGGTGACTATGGCAGAATTTGAACGTTTAATTGTCCAAATTTTCCTCTCTCTGATTCCTGTCATCGGACTTTATTTCTCAATGAAAGACCGAGCGACCAAACAAGAGAATCGTCTCACGGTTTTAGAGAAAGATATCGAGAATCTGAACGAATTTAAAAGATCTGCAAACAAACGACTAGATAACCATGACGAACAGAACAAGGCTATCTTAGTTCTTGCAGAACAAGTTAAGTCGTTAGGTGAAGATGTCAGAGAGTTGAAAACGTTGATTCAGAGCAAAAGCTAAGAAAGGGGCGCAGAATGGTCTGTAATCTCAATACGACCAATCTCGCACAAGTGGATGGCGGTTACCTCATCAAGCAGGGTGATGTAGCTTCTACCTTTGGATTTGTCCTTTTAGACGAAGACTATCGAGCCGTCTCCTCTCTGGAAGGGGAGGTGGCGGTCGTTAGTCTGACCATGGACAAGCACCAGTGGAAGAAGAAGGTGACTGTCACAAACTCAAGCGTGAATTTTAATCTGGATGCTATCTTGCCTGTTGGGAAATATCGGTTAGAGATTAGCGCTGGCGGATATATTTTTCCAAGCGATAAGGCTACGCATATCAAGATAGTGGCTTCAGATAAGAAATTGGTCACAGAGGAGGTCCATGCTCTCAAGGAGTTGGATATCGCAGAAGAAGTAAAAAAACAGCTTGCAGAACGACCTGTAAGCGAAGGTGGAGCATGTCAGGAGATTCCTGACTTACTTTTTTACTACAATATTGGAAAGGTATGATAAATTATGGATACAAGTAAATTAATCGCATTCGCTTCGGCATTGGGAGCGGATAACAAGGCGATGAAACAGTTAATTGATACGAAGATTGACAACGCTACGTTAATGCAAGCTATTGAGCAGGCAAAAACCGCAGTTAAGAATGATCTTCTAGGTGATGGAGTGCCTGAAAATCTCAATACGCTTAAAGAGCTCGCTGAGGAAATCGCTAAATTGAGCGGTAGCACTGAAGGAGCAGTTGTGCAAAAATTGGCTGATCTAGGCCGTCGTATCGACGAATTTGCCAACCTTGACCTGGTAGCGACATATAACGCAGCGAAAGCGTGAGCGAAATGAGCAATTTAGAAGCATTCGCTCAAGCTGTTGGCCGTGATGTGAAGGTGCTGAACCAAAAGCCTGAACCAAGGCTGACTTTGACAGGAAATACCCTTGGAATTACCGGGGGTAATAATGTCACTCTACCATTGCCAGACAACGTAGGGCATGAAATCCGTGGCACAGGCTCTCCAGAAGGCCGTATCACAGCCGAAATCGGTACGACCTATGTGGATGTCAACGTGACGAACGGTGCTCTGAAATGGATAAAAGAAAAAGGGAACGATAACACAGGCTGGCGTGTCTTGATTGGTGATACTGGTTGGAGGACGTTAAATTCAGTTTCAAAATTAATAATCGGCGATAAAAGTTCATTTATTAAAATTAGAAGGGTTAACAATCTTGTCACTTATAACTTCGGAGGTCTTCAGTACGGTTGGTTTGGTATTGTGAGAAGAAACGGTAAAGGTTTTGTTCGGCACAATAGTACAGGCGATAAAGGCGTTAAAGTCATTGGTAGTGGCGGTATTCCCGAAGGTTTTAGAAGTGAAACTTCGCTTGTAGGACCAACTTATGACGATAAGGGTATACCATATGGTATTTGGTATTTAGGTGGTAAATCTGACTCTAATTTCATTCAATTCACATTTAACGAAGACATCCCAACTAACCGAGATATTGGAGATATTCGTGTGAGCGCTATCTCATACTTGACAGATGAGCCTTGGCCTACAAAATTACCGTAAAAGAAAGGAAAACATACATGATTAACTGGAAACTACGATTACAAAATAAATTCTTTTGGCTGACTGCCATTCCAGCCCTCTTGCTTGTCTTGCAAGCTGGTGCAGCAGTCTTTGGATATCATCTGGATTTGGGTGATATCGGCAACAAGCTGATTCT